ACCTGATGTATTTGGAAAAACTGAAGACGATTAAGCCCCACAGTTTTCACAATAGTCATCACAAATACATTTATCTAAATCGCAACCACAAGCTGGGCAATTATTGTCCATTTGCTGCCGCCTTATGTTTTGCCATGTTTTCTTGTACAAAGATTCTTTCATCTTCTGTTAAAGGTCTCCCCATACTAGGAGGTTTAGATTGACACGAACATCCGTCTGTGTGTCTTTTGTGATCTCTTTCTAATGCTAATAAACGTTCATGATAGCG